CGGCTCGCGCCGGCAGCCGTTGATATTCAACGTCACTACTGCCGGCTATGACTCCAGCGGTGTCTGCTACCACCTTCGGCAATACGGGCAGCGAGTAGTGGAACGCAAGCTAGAGGATGATGCGTTTTTTTGCATGATATACACGCTGGACAAAAAGGATGACTGGAAGGATCGCAATGTTTGGATAAAGGCTAACCCTAATCTCAACGTGTCAGTGTATCCGATGGACCTTGAAGCGCAAGCGCGCAAGGCAGCGGAAATACCTTCGCAGCAAAACGGGTTCCTCGTTAAGCGTATGAACGTCTGGGTTAACTCTGCGGTTGCGTGGATGAATATGACGCAATGGGAGTTGTGCCATGACCCGGATATGCGGCTGAGTGACTTTGCCGGCGAGCAGTGCTGGGCCGGTATCGACCTCGCTTCAAAGATTGACATTACTTCGGCGGCGCAAGTTTTCACGCGCGAGATAGACGGCGAAAAGCATCTGTATGCGTTCATGCGTCACTGGCTGCCAGAGGCCGCCATCGAGGAGCAGGGCCACGGCTTGTATGACGGCTGGCGCATCGAGGGTCATATCCGCACCACACCCGGCAACATCATAGACGTAGACAAGATTGAGAATGATTTGCTTGAGGAGGTAGTGCAGCCGTTCCGCTTGGCCGAGTTGTCGGTTGACCCAATGCACAACTCAACGCAGCTATCGGTTCACATGGCGCAGCGCGGCATCCAGACTATCGACGTGCGGCCTACGGTCGCCAACTTCTCCGAGGCTATGAAGTGGCTGGAGGCATTCGTAAAGGATGGCCGGTTCCACCATAATTGCCCGGTGCTGACGTGGATGATTAGCAATGTCGAAGTGCGCGAGGATTACAAAGACAACATCTATCCGCGCAAGAGTGCGACCGACAAAAAGATTGATGGAGTGATTGCCTTACTGATGGCGGTCAACCGAGTGATGGCGGGCGAAACTGGTTTCTATCCCGGCGAGGGTGTGGTGATTCTATGAGATTATTCGGACGAAAAGAGCAGCCCGCGCCGCCGCTCATTCCGTGGACGGAAATTAAGGATCGATCGTTTGATGAAATTTTGCGGTTGATGTATGCGCGCGAGGTATATAGCGGAGTTGATGTAACCCCGAAAACAGCGCTGCGATGCACTACGGTACATGCCATTGTGCGCGCATTGACCAATGCGATTGCCACGTATCCGGTTGGCGTGTATCAGTTGCAACACGACGATGATGGAAAGGAAACGCGGATACCGCTTCCAAATCATAACGTGTCGCGCATACTGCGCCGACCAAACAGGCGGCTAACAACGGTAATGTTCTTTCGCCGCGTAATGCTACACGTTGCGTTGTGGGGCAACTTCATAGGCGTGAAGGTCACTGGCGCTCGCGGCCCTATCAGCGCAATCAATCCGGTTGCGCCCGAGTCTTATGATGTAGTTAACGATGATGAGCTTGCGCCCATTATTGACGTGCATTACTCGAACGGTACGCGGCGCTATACCGGCGACCGGCTGCTAATCATCAACGGCATTCTGCACATTGATGGGGTGCTTGCGCGGTCGCCAGTTGACGAGGCCGCCGAAGCGATAGGACTTGCGCTGGCCGCCGAGAAAATGTTGGCGCAGCTATACGGTAACAATGCAGTTCCCGGTTTCCTGCTGACTGGCGGGCGCTTCGCGAGTGAGGAACAATACAATACGTGGGTCGATAAGTTCCGCGCGGTGTATGGCAGCAACGGCAGCAACCGTGGCGGTGTAGCCATGTTGCCGGAAGGCATGAAGGCCGAGAGTCTTACGTTTGCGCCGGCAGACGCGCAGCTATTGGAAGCGCGCAAGTTTCAGCGGCAGGAAATTGCGTCGGTGTACGGGGTGCCGCTGCATAAGCTTGCGGACCTAGAGCGCGCTACGTTTTCAAACATTGAGCATCAAGGGCTGGAGTTTCTGCAAGACGTTATGCTGCCATTCGTGCGGAACATCGAGGAAGCGATGGAACGTGATTTGCTAACAGATGCAGATGCGCGCAACGGCATAGTGATTCGGTTTGATATGGATGCCGGCGACCGGGCAGACTTCAAGAGTCGCACCGAGAGCTACAGCAAGATGCACTCGATAGGCGCTATGTCACCGAATGAGATTCGCGCCCGCGAAGGTATGAACCCGCGCGATGGCGGGGATGAGTTTGTAACGCCGATGAATATGCGGCCAAGCGGAGAAGATGAGGATGTTGAACCAAACGATGATGATGATGGTGAAAGCGACGCTGACGGCACTGAAGCCGAGGCTGCGTTGCGTTCGGTTTGACGCTTTCGAGTCGCCATCATCGGTTAACCAAGGCGGCGGGTGGAACGAGTATGAGCAAGTCAAGTTCATGCAGGAGATGGGGTTAGAGTGTTTGCAGGTTATGCAATCGGAAGCTAGTACCGTTCGCCGTATTGCCGGCCCGACTAAACACAAACAGACTACTCGCGAGATTTGCCGGGGGGTTGAGTTATGGCTAGACAGGTAAAGGTGCGCGTCGACTGCGGGCTGGAAATAAAGGCAGTCGGTGATGATGGGTTTATCGAAGGCTTGGGTGCCGTATTCGGTAACGTCGATTTGGGCTTCGACAAACTGACGCGCGGTGCATTCGAGTCTACGTTACGCAAAACCAAAACGGTGCCGATGCTCTGGCAGCATGCCGACTTTGAGCCGATTGGTGTGTGGGATAACCTGAAGGAAACCCGCGATGGTCTACACGTAACCGGGCAACTCAACCTCGAAACGCAGAAGGGCCGCGAGGCGCGGGCTCTGGCAAAGCAAGGTGCAATCTCCGGTCTGTCAATCGGGTACATCCCGCGTGACTTTGAATACGAGGACGATGTGCGCGTTCTCAAACGAGTAGACTTGCTTGAGGTGAGTCTAGTTACGTTCCCGATGAACCCGGAGGCGCGCGTGTCCTCGCTCAAAAACATGACACGCAAGCAACTTGAAGTTACACTCCGCGAGGAGTTGGGCCTAAGCCGTGACCTAGCAAGTAGGTGCGGCTATGCCCTAAACAATATCTTGAGTGATGAGGAAGATAGTTCCGCGCGAGGCAGTCGCACATCAACTGACGAGATTAAATCTATTCGACAGTTAACGGAGATTTTCAAAAATGGATCGTGAATTGCAACGTGAAATTGAAGAACTCGGTTCTGCGGTCAAGGCGTTTAAGGAAACCAACGACGAGAAGCTTGAGAAGCTTGCGAAAGCCGAAGCAGTCTCGGAGTTGGAAGCCAAGCTCGTCAAGATTGAAAGCGCTTTAGATAAAAACGAAAAGCGCGTCGCAGAACTCGAGGCCGAGGCGAAAGCCAAAGACGCGGAGATTGAAAACCTCACCGAGCTTTACGAGAACGGTGGCGGTTTCAACAAAGCGAAGAAAGCGCACGAGGAACACCGCGATACGTTCTACGAGATGCTACGTGCCGGTGGCCGTAGTTCCGCCGCCGCGAAGTGTCTGGAAGCACAGGACAAGGTTGTTGCTCTGGTCAAAGCCGAGAAGCGCGTAGACCTTACGAGCGGAGCCAGCGGCGAATTCCTGCTGCCCGAAATCATCCGCGCGGAGGTGGAAACCTTCGAGCAGAAGATGAGCCCGGTGCGCCAGTTGATCCCGGTAGTCAACATCACCAGCAACGACTTCAAGCAGAACGTCGATATTCTCGGCACTGGTTCGGGGTGGGTTGGTGAAACGGATTCCCGCGCGATCACCGGAACTCCGCAGTTGAGGCAGCGCGCGCCGACAATGGGCGAACTGTATGCTCGCCCGGAAGCGACGCAATGGGCCGCACTCGACCTGTCGCAGGTTGATTCGTGGTTGTCGCGGTCGGTGGCCGAGGAGTTCACCAAGCAGGAAGGCATCGCCGTTATCAGTGGTAACGGTACGAATAAGCCAACCGGCTTTTTGAACACTACGCCAGTTGCTACGGCAGACGATGCTTCACCGCTTCGTTCCGCTGAAGCGCTCCAGTTCGTTGCGGCACCTTCGCCGGATGACATTACCGAGCACTTCCTGTCGCTCATCTATACGTTGCAGTCCGGTTATCGTGCCGGCGCAGCGTTCACGATGAACAGCAACACGCTATCGCAGGTGCGCCGCGCGAAAACCGCGCAGGGCGATTACCTGTGGCAGCCGTCGTTGCAAGCGGGACAGCCGGCGCAGATCGCGGGTTATCCGTTCGTAGTCTGGGAGGATATGCCCGACGCTGCGAGCCCGGATAATTACCCGATTGCCTTCGGTAATTGGGGCCGTGGCTACCTGCTGGTGCAGCGCGCAGACGTTCGCGTTATTCGTGATGAAGTGACCAACCCCGGGTTTATTCGTTGGTACTTCTTCCGGCGCGAGGGTGGCATCATCCTCAACAACGACGCAATCAAGCTTGCCGCGCGGTAATAATGCGCGTTCGCTTAAAGCGTGATGTAAAGGTGCGGCGTGTCCTACGTATGGGACACGCCGTACATCTTTACCGGCAGGGTGATTACGAGATAGGCGTAGACATTCCAGAGGAAGTGGCGCGCGATGCAATCAAACGAGGCGACGCAATCCGGCTTGCCGCCGCTGGTGAGCGAGAAAAAAAGGTGGCCGAATTGGACCGGGCGAGTGGCGGTACTGATAGCGACCGGGCCAAGTCTAACGGCAGAACAAGTCGCATACGTAAAGCAAAAACGCAAACAGGATAAGTGCCGTGTCGTTGCAATCAACGAGGCGGGCATAGGCAAGTACAAGCCACTGGCCGCACCGTGGGCTGACGTGCTGTACGCAGCGGACCATGACTGGTGGCTGCATTACCGACCCGAGTTTTACGGACTACGGGTTTCTGGTGAGAAGGTGGAAGGGGTGCATACGATACCGCTAGAGCTTATCGATGCAGGACAAAAGACCATGCCGCGAGAACCCGGCAAGGCTATGCATGGTGGGCACAGTGGGTTTCAGGCTTTGAGCATGGTGCTTACGTTCGGCGTGTCGAAGGTCATTATGCTTGGCTATGATGCGGGCGGGCCGAAGCGCAACTGCCACGAGAACCGCGATCCGTTTTTCACCAACCCGCACCGTAAGCAACCAAGCTATGCAGCATGGCAGCAAGTTTATAATCTCGTGCCGCATCAATGGCCCGAGGTTGAGTTCGCGAATTGTAGTCAATACACCCGCATTACTGCATTCCCGAAGCCGGCACTGGAGGCAGTGCTATGAATACGCGCGTAAGAATTACGCGGGAAGGCAACACAACGCCCGCGCTGCCAATCAACCTTGAGGAAGTAAAAACGCATCTGAAGGTAGAGGATGATACCGAAGATGGGTTGCTCTACTCCTACATGCTATCGGCTGTGAAGTGGGCGGAGGAACGTTCTCGCCGCGCAATCTCGTTGCAGTCCTATCTCATCACTCGAGATACGTTCCCGGTCGGTGACTGGTATCTGCCGCTAGGTAAAATTCAGAGCATCACAAAAATCGAATATCTCGATACGGATGGCAACCTGCAAACGTGGAATGCCGCCGAGTACGAGTCAGATTTGGACACAGACTTTCAAGCTAGGGTACGTCCAAAGTCTACGTATTCGTGGCCGTCTACTGGTACTTACATGGCCGCCGCACGTATTACCTTACAGGCGGGGTGGGCCGTGGCAGACGTGCCGTACACCGTAAAGCAGTCACTACTGATGAAGGTTGCCGACTTGTACGAAGTGCGAGCGCCCGGTGATCCTCTTGCACAGTCGCTAGATACAGCGGCGGAAATACTACTCAATGGCTGGAGTCTGCCCTACTACTGATGTATGCCGAGGCTTGGAAATATCAGCGCTGCTACGCGCTGGACAGTTACCGCATGGGTCGCCACCGTTACGACTACACGGGCCGCGATATAAATACGATGCAAGGCGGCAAGTTGTTGCTCGACGTTGGTTGTGGTCGCGGCGAAGTTTTGGACCGCGCGAAATCCATTGGCGTTATCGGAGTCGGCATCGAGTCAATACCCGAGCTATGCGATAACGAAACCATTTTTCACGGCGATGCAACGGACCTCATCTTTACCGATGACTCGTTCGATTACGTTACCTGCTATGACGTGCTGGAGCACTTAATACCGGGCGATGAGCAGAAGGCACTGGATGAGTTCAAGCGCGTTTGCAAGGGCACCGTGTTTTTGTCTACGAATGACCGGCCTTCGTTTCTGAAAGACCCCGAGCATGGAATGATCGACTTGCACATAAACAAGCGACCGAAAGAAGCGTGGCAGGCTGACATCCTCGCGCGCTGGCCGGATGCCAAGTTTGACTATGCCGGCCCGCAACGTGATTGGCATTGGGTCTGTCCATGTTGAAGGTTGCACTCGTAGCCGACCCGCGCCGCGAGCATCAGGTGGCGGCCATGAATGCAGCCGGCAAAGGGTTTGCGAAGCATGGTCACAAGCCGTCAATTTATACGTCGCTTGCCGGCGTTGGCGCATCCGATTTGGTGGTGACTTGGGGCGGTCGCGGTGATGTAAACGTGCCGCGCCTTATCCTCGAGGCCGGCTACCTCAACGGCAACAGTGGCGAGTATGTGGCCGACCGCTTGCGGTTCATTTCTACGTCATGGAACAAGCCGCATGGTGCCGGCGAGTTTTTGGGCAAGGTAAAGCGCAAGCGCTGGAAGGCGCTAGGTATTGAGCCCGCCGACTGGCGCGACAAAGGCGGTGACTATGCGCTGATACTCGACCAGCATCCCGGCGACTACAACGCGCCGCCGCGCGGCGTATGGGAGTCGGCCATCGCGGCGGTCGATAGGATGATGCCGGTTCGCATTCGTCCGCACCCGCTGATAGCCAAATCGAGGCCACTGGAGCAGGACCTAGCCGGCGCTGTCCTCGCGGTAACGTGGGGCTCTACGGCGGCCGTCGAGGCCATACTTGCCGGCATTCCGACCTATGCACTCTCGGAGCAAGCCATAGTGCGGCCTGTGGCGGCCCACAAGCTTGCTGAAGCGCCGATTACTCCAGATCGGTATGATTGGCTGTGTGAGCTTGCTTGCCGACAGTGGCGCTCTGAGGAGCTTGCGAGCGGCGAGTTTTTGGAGTGTATCGGATGGCCGGAAGGCTTAGACATAGGGTAACGGTAGAGCGGCGATCCGAGGCGCTCGATGAGTTCGGGCAGCGGGTCGACGTTTGGACTGAGATAGCGACGGCTTGGGCGAAGGTACGTCCGCTGTCTGGGCGTGAGTATTTGGCGGCCTCGGGTGTGCGCGCGGAGATAACCCACGAAATCACAATGCGCTACCCGATAGACGTAAAGCCAAAGGATCGAGTTTATTTCGGCACTCGCTTATTCGACATTTATTCAG